AAAGTTTCCTGATGTTCACCGAGTGTCACATTAATTCTCCTCTAACAGTTACTCCGGACTTCTCTTTGGGGACAACCAGATCGTTCCTGGTTGCTTGCGCGATTGCTGCTCGTTCAACTTTCTTCTGCTTCCACGCTCGAGCGATTGGCATGACTACAAAGATCAAGATGCCTTGGATTATCTTCTTCGTGGATTCATCCCATTCGAAGATAGCAGCAAGTAGCTCGAAGTTGTCGAAAGCTTTGGTGGCAGCATCTGGAACAAATTCCACCAGACCAGCACCAATGCCAGTCCACATGGACGCAGAAGCCCACCAACGAGCTGAGATGTGTTGATCAGACCAGGATGACATACGCTGCTTTCATAGTTGTTGATAATACGGACTGACTGCGAGTAGCATCTGAGTCGAGGTCAGTGCCCAGCCTACAGGTTGAATTATCTCACCTGGATTCACTGGTCGTAGATTCTGGATAGCTCCGCTCGTAGTGCTGAGATAGTAGAGAGTTCCAGGAAGCATGCCGCCAATCGCGTCTGTCAACGCATATCCACCAGCGATGACTTCCACAACAGCACCGGCACCAACACTGGTATTAGCAACACCAAATGCCATACCAGCTGCAGAAGTTGCTATTGCTTGACTGACTCTGTTGGCACCAACATCTGGTCGCAGGCGCAGGATTTGGCCGCGAGTTATGGAAGTAACGGCAGTCGGGTAGTACCGTTGCATGTTGGCGCCCAACAAGTAGCCAGTTGGATCTGCCGCTGCTTCCATTGCTGACGGCGTATCAATCCCACTGTACCTGCTCACTCCTGACAGCAAGTTCTGGATGGCCTTGTAAATCAGCAGAAACTCACCCCAGAGTTTGGGATCAATCTGATCTGCTGGTAGATTCGGCAGACCCAGAAGGATCTTGCTGTTATCTGCCATCACCTGTCTCCATCATTCGTAGCTTCGATGAGATAGCTACTCAAGGCCATCGTACCTTCTACTGCCAGATCGAAATTCAACCCTGTTATCCTCTTTCCGTACTTCGCATTCTTCGCACTCTTGTTCAACAGCGTCATTGTTTGCTTGATAGCTTCCTTGTTATCCGGCTGAGTTGCTTTGACGGTGACAGTAATTGAATGTGGCAGGTCGCTGCCAGGCTGGTAGATTCCTTCAAATTCCGCAGTCTGGAGCTGAACCATGCTGGCACGAACAAGTTGGAAGTGACCGAAAATGATGACACCAGCTTCTTCAGTACTCTTCTCGTAGTCCATCGTAGCTAGCTTCACCTCACCAGCAGTCGTGAGGAATGCGATGGTCAACTTGCTTGGTGGGTCACTGATGACACCGAGAGTTAGATCAGCATAGCTAGTCTGGGCCAAGTCATTGTAAGTGGTGTTAGCAAGACCTGCGTAGGTGACAGGACCAACGACGTTGGGATAGGGATAACTGAAGCAGTCCGTGTGTAGGATCTTCAACTTGCCCCAACGCTTCAGCACTACATCGTAGATGAGCGCATATTGATAAAGAGCAACGTCACTGTTAACTGAGTAGCTGATCACAACAAATCGACTGCTAATGAAGCTCAGCTTGACTGGAAACTCGTAGCCATCGATGTAGCTGGTGGTCAGTTCCTTGCTTGCTGGATCCCACTCGTCATACATCTTGCCAGCAATGAAATCATTCACTTCCGCACTAACTGGCTCTGCATTTTGAACCGTAATCTTCTGGAGGCCACCTGTCGTCCAGGCGTACTGTGCACCACTGGTTTGTTCTGACGTAACCTGCTCATACGTCTGAATACCTCCAGCATTGGCAATTTCCTTGAATGTGAATGGTGCACGAGTATTATTAGTATATACAGCAGCGATCGCGTTCTTCGCTGTGTAAACGATAAATCCACCACTGATCCCGAGGACGGCTGTGATTCTGGCTTTGACATCTTGTGGGATACTCCTGCCTGCACCAGTTGTGAAACTTGGAACGAAGTCGAGTGGATCGACTAGACTGGACCAGCAAACTTCCAGGTCTGTGAATGCTATAAGGTAGTTGCTCGAGCCACCAATTCCTCGAATGTCCACAGCCGCAAGTCCTGTGATAGTTTGCGGGAGGAAGGTGTTTGCAGTTACATCATACTCGTAGATGCCACGACCCTCAAAGCAGACGAAAGTGCGGCCATTCACGTAGGCTCGAGTTACCAGTTTGCCAGTCCAACCAGTGAATGGATTTGTGGAAACCCAAGCACCAGTAGCCATGTTCAGGATGTAGTTCTTCCCGCGGGCAGGCACGTAGAGGAAGTTATTCTCATCCTCGTCTCTCAAGGTGATAGCTTGATCGAAGTCAACAGCATTCAGAAGAGGAGCTACTTGCTGGAAGTACCCAACACTTTGCATGCCTTCTGCTGTTGGCATGATGTTCTGTACATAGATGGCTTGTGGCACGCTCATCTCAGCAGATTCAGCTCCACCGTAGAAGCTTTGTGGGGTGCGCACGTTACTGTCGAGAGTCGGCTGCATCACTGTACGACCAGCGAGGACTGAGACTAGTGGAAACATGGCAGCATTGAGAGCTGCTCGGGCCCGATACTTTGCCATGAGTTGCTGCCTCCCTGTTAGGTCTTGATGCAGTAGCGAAGAGCAATGTTGGTAGGTCTGACACCGCCAGCCTGTAATGCTGCACTACTGGTACTTCCAGGGGTTACTGCACCGTAGGCTGTAACAGGAGTTGCTGAATTATAATCTTTGGTTGTCAAGTTTCCAGTCCAAGGTTGGATGATGACTCCAGCATTTCCACCATTGTCAAAAACTTCTGTAGCTCCTTGAAACTGGCCTGGATTTCTACCAGGGTCTGACCAAATATCAGCTCTACCATTATTCCAACCACGAATGAAGAGACCACGAAGATCAGGAAGACGGAAGTTATTGACCGTATCTCCAGTGCTGGCATACCCGTAGTATCCTGTAGCCCAGATAGCCTCAGTAGTAAGTGCATTAAGATTAACTAATGCAGTATAAAGACCAGAAAAAGTAACTCTGGATTGCAAACTACCGTTGCACTCTAACCAGCCAGCAGGAGGAACCCCAGCACCCGCGAATGGTACGATCATTCCAGGAGTTTGGTTTCCAAGAACCGCTCCAGCAACAATAGTCTGAACATAAGCCTTGAGAGCTCGAAATTCAGCAGCAGCAGTAGACGCGAAAACACTGTCGATTGGTTGAGTTGCATCTACTGGATTTGGTGTGTAAGCCATTACTAGTTCCTTGCAGTCTTACAGTCTTACGGTCCAATGATGCCATGAGTGATCAAATCTGCTTGCAGCGCCATCACGATGCCAGCGAGCTGTGCAAGAGTAACAGTACTGGTTGCGGCAGTGGACTTCTGTGGAGTTCCTGTCATTGCGGTCCAACCTGTTTGCCGCACTCCGAGGACTTTGGTAGCAGCGAAAGTCAGCTGCGTTCCTGACAAGACGGCAGTTCCACCACTTGTTGACGTAAGCGTGCCAGTAGCACTCAGGTTGCCACTAACGTTAGGGATGACAGCAGGAGCGGCTGATGGAGTTGTGAGAACACCAGCTACGCTGACAGTATCGGTGATCGCATCTCCGAGCGTCGAGTTTCCACCTACTGTCAAGTTCCTGGTAACTGCTAAATCCCTCGTGACCCCAAAGTCACCGAGCACGTTGCCAGTGTAAGCAACATAGTCCAGTGCTTGCAGTGTTGGATTCCACGCCAGCATGTACGATGCGTTGACGTCAACAGGAACTGCAGAAACCATTGGGATGGCGTAGCCAACATTCCCAACGTTACCAACGATTGTGATTGCCATAATATCTCCTAACCTATCTTACTGCTGTAAGCAGGTAGTTCTGCTTGAGTTGCGGGATGTAGAACTTTTCGATTTGGTTGAGGTAGGACTTGGCTTTCTCCTCATTCCCGTTGGTATTGAAGACAAGCGCGGCTGCCCAGTAGATGATGATGCTGGGAGCAACTTGTGCAATCCAGCTGTCATAAAGATCTCGCCTCGTCTGTGGTGCTTTCAGCCACTCGACTGCGTAGCCCCAGCATTGGATTGGGCAGCGGATCACCAGATTACTACCACTAGCATACGCAATATTCGTACGCAGGTTTCCATATTCTGGATCATAGATATCTCCAATCTCAACTACCTCGATCAGCTGGCTGTTGGATGGTGCCAGCAAGTTGAAGTTTTGGTCGATCGGCCGGATGGTACTGAAGCCTCGAGTGAGTCCAAAGAGAGTTGGGATATCCAATCCGAGTTGATTAGAGCCATTGGGAAGTTGCACTTGAGTGACAGCGAAGTCCCTGAAGTAAGCATCTGTCAGATGAGCATTGGTGGTAGCTGCTCGAAGCGCTATCGCACTTTCTGCTTCCAAGTCTGCTCTGTTGGTCAGAGACAGAACATCTGTCAGCATGCTGTCGTAAAGGGTTGTTTGCCAAGTCATGTGCAACTCTCCTAATAGTTCTAGTAACGATGGTTGCTACTGGAGTTCAGGAGTCCTGTGCGATCTGCCTTGCCAAGTTCGCGCGAGCACTGACCACATTCGGGTTCAGGTCAGCAGCAGAATTGGTGCGGCTGTCGATAAGCGCTGCTTGCTGCTCTGCTTGCAGTATCGCATCTGTCACCACGACGAATCTGCCCTCGCTGTCCTTCCGCACTTCCGTGATCATGCTGCCAGGAGTTTGTGCCAGATCATCCAAGTGCTCGATTTGAGATGGCACGTTGGTCGAGTACTGGCCGATGCTGCCATTCATCCCACCAAAAATGATCTTCTTGCCGTTCGGTAGAATCGTGTTGGCATTCGCGTACTGATGCTGGTAAGTCTTCCAGCCGGCTGAGCGTTCTGGAGCAACAGGATCAGTCGCTGCCAATGCAACTTTCTGAGGCTGAATAACTTGCTGTTGCGCCTGATCCGGATATAGTGGTTGTCCGGCGATGAGTTGATCGGCTGGTACCAAATCCCCGGCTGCGTTTGCAGTGACACTTGGAACACCTCCTAGTGCTTGGTCTTGGGTTGTTAGCCCAACTGCTGCTGCGTTCTGGGCGTTGCGAGCTGCAAACTCCTGAGCTTCTGCTCGACGAGCTTCAGCATCAGCTTTTGCTTCTTCTTCCTCTTGGCGCTTCTTGCTGGCTGCAACTCCTGGATCTTCCTCAGCACGCTTGTTAGCAGCTTCTTCAGCTTCCCTTGCTTTCCTGTCAGCTTCTTCCTTGTCACGCTTGTCCTTGGCACGCTCAGCAGCTTCCCGCATTGCCTTCTCGACACTAGTTTCCTGGGCCATAAGTTTCTCCAAAAGTTGAACAATTTGAGCCGCTGCTCATAAAAAGAGACCTGCCACCCTGGAGGAATGACAGGCCTAAACTCGCTCGACACGAGGCAGCGGAGGGAGATCTGGATTAACCAGCAGCAGCGGCAGTTGCGTTGAACAGCACGCCGTCAGCAGCAGGATTCTTCACCAAGCAAGTGAGTTCGCTGGTGAGAGTTCCACCAACAGCGTCAACACCATTGTCGACATCTGGCATGCCGCTGGCATTGAACTCCCTGTTCTTGGTCTTGCGACCATTCATGTATGCCAGGGAGAAACTGTTGAGGTCGATGGAAACCATCATCTTCGCCCAGGTGCTGCTCTGCCCGTAAGCATTGAACAGTGGATGCTCGATGATGATGAAGCGGCCGCGAGGAATGCGGAAAGTATCGAACTGCAGTCCCCAGCTCGTTTGCGAGTCCTCGATAAAGTAAGTGCTGTTGAGGCGGAAGATGTTGTGGAGAACGTTCCGCGCCGCACCACCAACAAACAGGATGCGCTCCGGCTTGTTCTTGGGATCCGTCACTTGGTTGAACTGCGGATCGAGAGCAGCTTGCGCTTGCGTCCAGTTCGTGGTACCACCCAACGTAGTAATGTTCCCAGGAGCACGATTGGCGATGATGTTCAGCAGACCATCCATCGTGTGGAACGGCTGGTTGTTGAGAGCACCGTAGAACTTCTGCCCAAAGAACAGTGCTTTCTCGATGTCAGCAGCATGGAACATCGCACAGTCGTTCTTGCTCTCAGCGACGAAGGTGTCACCAGCAACTTGCTGAGTAGCACGAGTCGTATCACTGACAGCCCAGGTGTTGCGGAAGATCTGGGTGTAGTTGATGAACCGATCAGGAATGATCAGCAGTGACGCAGGACGAAGACTTGCTTCCTCGTATGCATTGCCAACCATCCAAGCGTTGACACTGGCACCGATTGCCGCTGCTGCAGTAGTACCAACACCACGCTGCACCAGGATCTGCGTCGGACCATTGATGGCACGAATCAACACGTTCTCGCGAGTGGTGTCGATCTGCATCATCATGCCAGGGATGAGATTGGCAGTACTGACGACTGGCAATATCGTGTCAGCAGCAGCCGCACCAGCAGCACTGAGCTGGAACGTTGGGAACAGCATCGTCTTGCTGAAGAAGCCGTGCTCGACTTGGTAAGCAGTTTCCTCGCTCAGCCTCGCAGTGAGAGCGTAGAGCGGTGCAGTACCATTCG